GGTGCAACAAAACACACACACCCGCACCCCCCCCCGCACCCCTATTGCCAAAAACCGCTCCTGCGCGTAAAATTTTGAAAAATTGGGAGACACCAGTGGCAGGCAAGGCATTACGAAAGCGGATCCTTAGTGACGTTGAGCGTCAGGGCGGCGCTGATTGGTTATACGATCAGATCGCCTCTGGCGTAACTGTGGCGCAGCTTGCGCGGGACTATGGCTGTTCCCGGTCATATTTGAGCCGCGCTTTAAACGCCAATGATGAGTACCGGAAAATACTTCAGGAAGCCCGTGTTGAGGCGGCAGACGCTCTTGTTGAGGAAGGGCTAACTATGGTGGATACTCTCACTGGCGATAGCACAAGCAACGAAATCTCAGCCACGCGTGAAAAGGTGAATTACCGCAAGTTTATGGCTGGCGCGTTAAATCAGGCGAAATATGGGACGCGCCCGCAAAACAATATAACGCTTAATATTGGCGATATGCACCTAGATGCGTTGCGTAAATTTAACCGTGATCGTCAGAACCTTGACGATATACCGGACGCGGAGATTGTGGATGAGTGACGGATCCAATCCTTTTGACGATTTTGTAGTTGAGTATTGGGATGACCCGGTGCGTTTTGTGGAGGAGGTACTGGGAGCAACGCCTTTGCCTTACCAAAAGGACTTTTTGAATGCGATTGCGCGCAACGAGCGTAAAATTTCAATTCGCAGTGGTCACGGCACGGGTAAGTCTACAAGCGCGTCCTGGGCGATGCTGTGGTATTTGCTGTTGAGGTTTCCCAATAAGGTTGTTGTTACGGCGCCCACCAGTGGTCAGTTGTTTGACGCGTTGTTTGCGGAGTTGAAGCGCTGGATTAGTGAGTTGCCACCCCAGTTGCAGCAGATGTTGACGGTCAAGTCTGACAGAGTTGAGCTTGCTGCCGCGCCCAGTGAAGCGTTTATTTCGGCGCGTACCAGTAGGGCAGAAACGCCGGAGGCGCTGGCTGGGGTGCACAGTGATAACGTGCTACTCGTCGTTGACGAAGCCTCAGGTGTGCCTGAGAAGGTGTTTGAGGCGGCGGCTGGGTCTATGTCCGGGCATAACGCCACGACGATCCTTTTGAGCAACCCCACGCGGTCTAGTGGGACATTTTTTGAAAGTCAGACGCGTATGGCGGATAGCTGGTGGACGCAGCGCTGGAGTTGCGTTGACAGTCCGCTGGTGAGTGATGAATTTGTGCAGGAAATGCGGGAGCGTTACGGGGAGGAAAGTAACGCGTTCCGGATCCGCGTTTTAGGCGAATTTCCGTTATCTGACGACGACACGATTATTCCGTATCACTTGGTGGAATCGGCGGTGCATCGTGATTTGGAGGTGCATGAGGATACCCCTAGTGTTTGGGGTTTGGACGTGGCCCGGTTTGGAACGGATAAAACGGCTTTGTGTAAGCGGCAAGGCCCAATTGTGACGGAAATACGCGCCTGGCGTGGGTTGGATTTGATGCAGACTGTGGGGCGTGTTGTGGCGGAATATGAGGGTTTACCGCCAAGTGCGCAGCCGCGTGAAATATTGGTTGACAGTATTGGCGTTGGCGCTGGGGTTGTTGATCGACTGCACGAGATGGGCTTGCCCGTGCGCGGTGTGAATGTAAGTGAAACGCCTAGTTTGAAGGAAACTTACATGAATTTGCGTACTGAGCTGTGGTTTAAGACAAAGGGTTGGCTGGAGAACAGGTCGTGTAAGTTGCCGGAGAACGAGCAGCTTATGGCGGAGCTTACGTCAATTAAGTATAGCTTTACCAGCTCCGGAAAGATGAAAGCGGAAAGTAAGGATGAAATGCGCAAGCGTGGCCTGGGATCCCCGGACTTGGCGGATGCGCTGTGCTTGACGATGGCAAGCGAGGCCACGACTGCGTTATCTGGCGCGGTGATGAGTTGGCGTCGTGAGTTGAAACGGAATTTGCGCGGTATCGTGTAATGTGGTATGGATATGGTAACCAATGGAGGTGTTTATGGCATACGGTTCAAAATCTGGAAAGAAAATGGGCGCTGCCCCTAAGTTTAAGCCTTGCGCGGGTTGTCCGACGCCTATGGCGTGTGCTCGTAAGGGCAAGTGTATGGCAAAAGCGAAGAAGTAATGGCTAAGAAACCTGGGTTGTATGCCAATATCCACGCGAAACGTGAGCGGATTAAAAAAGGCAGCGGCGAGAAAATGCGTTCCCCCGGAAGCAAAGGGGCGCCAACAGCCAAAGCATTCAAAGAGGCGAAAAAAACCGCGAAGAAGAAGGTGAAGGGCAAGAAGTGATGTAATGTTTACCGCGTTTGTTCTTTTGTGTGCGCAGAACGGTTGCTTTGCAATCGGCGGGCCTGCGTTTTACACTGAGGACAAGTGCATAGCGGATTTTATGCAGAACGGCGTAATTTCGTTGCAGGTGCGGTATCCAACTTACACGATTGCCCAGGTTAGGTGCCACGAATGGGAAAAGCAGGTGAAGTCGTAAATGCCTAGAACACGCGCAGAAAAAATTGCAGCAGCTAAGAAGCGCCACGGTTTTACGGCGATTAACAAGCCGCGCCGTGGTGGGCCTAAGAAGTTCGAGGTGCTTGCTGTTGAGGGTGACCAGGTTAAAAAGATTAACTTTGGCGATCCCAATATGAGCATCAAGAAAGACCAGCCGGGTCGCAAAAGGTCGTATTGTGCGCGCTCTGGTGGTATTAAGGGTAAATCGAGCAAATTAAGCGCCAACTACTGGTCGCGTAAGGCGTGGAATTGTTAGATGGAGCAACTATTTCGGTTCTTTTCGCCTGAAGCTGGGCAACGCAGGCGCACAGCGCTTGAGCAGCTTATTTCTGGGGTTGAGCAGTTTATTCCACCTAATTTGCGCCCAGCAGCCGAGGCTGTCGTGCAGATGAACCCTGTGCAGGGTATATCTGATGCGATGAGCGCAAGCGGTGTTGTGTTTGATCCAGCGCAAACAGCCGAGGCGCGTAGACGCGCGGCAGTTGATATGGGCGTAGAGATGGCTATGACATTAGCCCCTGCTGCTTTGGTGCGCATGGGGTATTTGGCTGCACCTGCTGGACTGCTGGAGACATTTGCTACGCCGTCAGTTGATGCGGCTATTGATATGGGGCAGGGTTTACTGTCGGATGCAACGTATGCAGCTCGATCAGTTGGCGAAGGCGATTTTGCTGGCGTCCTTGACGTGTTTAGACCAAGCGGTGAGGCGCAGTCGTTGAGTGCTGGTGCAAGTGATGCGCCTCCAACAATGCGAGTTTTTCATGGCACGCCGCACGACTTCCCTGCCGTCCGCCTAATAGAGATGCCAGACGGCACACAGCTTTATCAAAACATGGATGAACTCACCGAAACACCAGCGGGTGCAAGAGTGATTGAGGAATATCCAATAGGTCGTTTTGACTTATCAAAGATTGGAACAGGCGAAGGTGCGCAGGTATATGGGCATGGATTGTATTTTGCGGAAGCTGAACCAGTTGCAAAGTCTTACAGAGAGCAGATTGTAGGCGGCAACACTAAAGCCGCGCGAAGAACGCTAGAAAGCGCTGATGGTGACATTGACAAGGCAATTTCTAAAACAGAAGAAGCACTGCGCCGTTTAGATGAACGCGCGGCAGTGGGTGATTATGGCAATGATGAACGTAGATTTGCAGCGCAGCGACAAATTCAAATAGATAAACTCGCACAATTAAAGCACTATAAAGAAACTGGACAATTTGACAAAGGCCGCGTTTATGAAGTTGAAATTCAAGGCAGTCCAGAACAATTTTTAGATTGGGATAAGCCTCTTAGTGAGCAGCCAAGTATTGCACGATTAATGGGCTATGATGATCCTGATGCAATAGCTGCCGCAAAAGCACAAGAGTATGCAAAATTTCGCGTTCCTAAAAATGACACGTTTGAGGAGTTATTTGCACCGCTGAACGAGCAAGAGAAATTAGCTACGGAAAGCCTAGCTTCAATGCCCATATCGTGGGGAAGCATGACAGGAAAAGATGCCTACGAAGCTATGAAGGATAAGTTAGGAGCGCTAGATTGGCCTGCTACAGCGGATGCAGATACGCGCAGGCGGTATGGTAAAGAAGCTGCGTCAAAAGCATCAAGTGCCATGCGTGAAGCTGGTATTCTTGGGATAAAATATTTTGACCAGATGTCGCGCGGCGCTGGGAAGGGTTCTCGTAACTACGTCGTTTTTGATGACCGCTTAATTGAGATTGTTCGCAAGTATGGCATTGCTGGCGCGGCGGCACTTCTTGGTGTATCATCAGCAGATATTGAAGGTGCGTTGGCCCAGGGTATGCCTGCGCAACCACAGACAGGATTGTTACAGTAATGGCAAATCGTAATCTTGATATGTTCCTAGATTCAATCTTTGGGAAATACGGAAAGCGCATCACGGATCCTGACGTAGTGCGTCAGGGCGCCGCAGCGGCTATGCAGCCCGTCACGTCTTTGCCTAAGGCTGGCGAAATGGTGCAATTCCCCGGTATTCCGCAGCAAAAGGTGACAAAAGAAATCCTAGACCCTCAGGGGTACGGTGCAGTGGGCCTTACACGCCCGGTAGAGGCTTACACGCCCACAACTGTGCCAACGAACATACCTAACCTAAAACGCCGCACAGTGGGTCTGGAGGACTTACAAGATGGCGTGTTAATTCCGCTTTACGGTGACCGCATGGCAGGCGGTGAAATTGTCACTAAGGTTGGCGACATACCACTGTCTACAGGTAAGCTGCTAGAGGGTGGCACAGACTACATGTTGGGTGGCGCGCAGCAATTTGACAAAGCTGGCTGGGCATCTGCGCCGCATATTGTGGATCTATTAGCTGGCGCGGCGGGTCGTGATTATGGCGGGCGTGACGTTTACGGCGTTGCGTTTAGTATGGCGCCAAACGCGCTCGACTTTAACGCGACAACTGGACGTGTGGCTGCGGATTTAATCCAGCAGACCGACATGCCAAAAGCTGGCGTGCAGATGTTTAACCAGCGCCTAGCAAAAATCACAGAAGGACGTTTCCCCGGACTACTGTCTGACGAGCTAGATGAGTTTTTGCTGTACGCAAAGCCGGATGACCGCAAGGCGTTCCTGCGCACCTTGGATTCAAAGCAGTACGGTAAGGATCTAGGCTTACCAACTGACGCAGTTGCGGCTGCGCGTTACGCAGTGACGAATGTTTCACAGCGTGACCTACCG